AAAACATATTCTGTTAAGAAGAAACTGTTTTTATCTCAACTTAAAGAGCATAAGGTGGATGAGTTTAAAGAGCTATATAAATCGGAGTCAATAACATACAAGGAGTTGACATGAAAAGAATAGGAAAAATGAATATACCTAATAATATAGTGGAAGAAGAAAACTTCCCAGATGTTTTGGCAACTATGCAATTTATTCCACTTAGAGTAGAGTATTTAGCATATAGAGATCAGTTTGAATATATAGGCATATCTCCAATGTTTGATGAACTACCACTCTATTTAGAGCCAGAAACATATTTATTGATAGTTACAACAACAGAAGATAATAAGATAGAGAAAGTAGAAGTTAAAAAGGAGTTATAGATGGACAAGTTTGTTTTAGAGGGAGATAACGGCGATATGTGGTATGTATGCGAATGGACAAACAAGAGCAACTTCCACATAATTAAAATATTTTATGATAAGGGCAAAGCAGGCGACTATTTGGATTTATTAGAGGATATGGGTATAATAAATCATGAGCAATAATAAAACAAAACCACTACTTACCGAGAAACAAGAGAACTTCGCCCTAGCATATATAATGAATGGAGGTGATGCGTCAAAGGCATATAGAGAGGCTTATGATGTAGGCGCAGACACTAAACCAACTACAATATGGAAAAAGGCACATGAGATACTTCACTCATCCAAGGTGCGTCCAAGGGTAGATGAGCTTAGGGCAGAGAGGTATTCAGGGCATATAATGACTGTAGAAGAAAGAAAGAGGATACTTACTGAGTGGATACAAACAGGAGATGGCAGGGCATTAGATATGCTTAATAAGATGGAAGGAGTGTACACAGAGAAGATAGACATTAAGTCTACTCAAGAAGTCCACTACTACGCACCGAAGAAAGACAAGACTAAATGACATGGAAGCCAACACCCAAACAAGAACTTTCACTAGAAACTACAGCAGACGAGGTTCTATTTGGAGGAAGTAGAGGTGGGGGCAAGACAGACTCAGCTTTACAATGGCTACTTTATGACATAGACAATAAAGCACTAAGACAGCTCGTTATTAGACGTAACGCAACAGACTTGGCAGACTTTGTGGACAGGGCTAGAACTAAATACTCTCCACTTGGAGCTAAGGTAGCAGGAAACCCCGCAGTAATCACTTTCCCCTCAGGTGCAACAATCTACACAGGACACTTAGCAACACCAGACGCTTACACTAAATACCAAGGTTGGGAGATACACCGCTTACTTATGGAAGAAGTCACCCATATACCAACGGAGAAACTATATGAGAAGTTACTAGGGTCATTAAGATCAACTGTTCCTGGTATCACAACACAAGTATTTTTAACCACTAACCCAGGAGGGCAAGGGCATGAATGGGTAAAAGAGAGGTTTCACATTGACAACAAGCCACACGGTACAAAATTTGAAGTGGACGGAAAGACTAGAATTTACATACCTGCCACTATCAGAGACAACATTCACTTAATGGACGCAGACCCAGGGTATCTTAAATACTTAGAGAGTTTACCGCCTGGACTTAGAGAACAATGGCTAGATGGCTCATGGGATGATATGGATATCGAAGGAGCTTACTATATTAAGCAAATGAATGTAGCAGCCAAGGCAGGACGCATAACAGATGTACCTATTGAGCCAACGCTTAAAACCTTCTCTTATTGGGATTTAGGCATGGCAGACGCAACAAGTATTTGGGTTATTCAGGCACATGGTAACGAACTGAGAGCAGTAGCATACTACGAGAATAGTGGTGAAGGTCTTAGACACTATGTAAATTGGCTACATGATTTAAGGGATACCCATGACTTTGTATTTGAAGGACACTACTTCCCACATGATATAAGAGTGAGAGAGCTTAGTACAGGACAAAGTAGAACAAAGGGCTAATGGACGGTATCGAAGCAGGTAGAAATATAATAGGTCGAGTATGGTTTGATGCAGAGAATTGCAAAGACGGCATTAAGTGCTTAAAGAACTATAGGAAAGAGTTTGACGAGAAGCATAATGTATTTAAGGATAAGCCCTTACATGATTGGGCTTCACATGGTGCTGACGCATGGAGATATTTTGCGTTAAGTTGGAACGATCAACTGAGTAAACAAGATAGGAGACAATCACATGGAAGCACAAATGAGTGGAGTGTCTATGACTAAAGAAGAGAGAGAAGTATTCGACAAGTGGACTAAAGAGCAGATATACGAAGCGTACATGCTAGAAGTAAGACACTCAAAACAACTCAATAAAGAGGTTAACCGACTAACGCAAAAGATAGCGGAAGTAAGGTTCTCTGTAAGATGATATACGAGATAGTAGATGATAGCATCAAACCTTTTATAGAGAAGAAGATGAAAGCCGTTGATAGTGAAGCATATACTCAAGAGGACTTCGATACATACTTTTCAAACGAACACCTAAATATCGTAAGTAAGTCAAAAAGTGGTAAAATACTCGCTTTTTGTTGTATAATAGTGGTAAATAACACCAAATACATGGGTTATTCGTGGTGCGATAATTCTTACCAAGGTGTAAAAGCCTATAGTAAAGGGTTAAAATACATCATATCTACCTATCCAGAGGTGCAGTACATGAAAGATATTCTGCCAACATTTATAAAGAAAAGGATTTTCTAATGGCACCCATAATACCAATCTTAACAGCAGTAGCAGGAGTAGCAGGAGTTGTCTCTTCCGTGAGTGCAGCTAAAGACGCGAAGAAAGACGCAGCAAAACAAGCGGCATTAATCAAAAAACAAGAAGAAAAGATAGCAGCAGAAAAAGAGAAACAAGATAAAGCAGCACAGGAAAGACGAGCTAGAATGGCTAGTAATGTTCTTTTGTCTGGTACTGAGACAGGACTCACAGGAGATACAACAGGTACACTTCTGAAAGGTACATGATGAATTTTGGTAACGCATTTGAAAAAGTAAAGACGGGAAAATCCATGAGACTGCCACAATGGAATAAAGATGTTTTAATAAAGGCACAATACCCAAACGCAAATAGTAAAATGACAGCACCTTATCTATATGTAGAGTCTCGGTATGGGCTAGTTCCATGGAAGGAAACTAATATAGAACTGTTTTCAGAAGATTGGGAGGTGATATAATGTTTATAACCAGCGAATACTCCAGGCTATACGGAATTGAGTGTGACGATGTAGTTCTTTTGCCTAATAAGCCGTTTTGTGCGTTTAAGGGAAACTATAAAGTAGGCTCTTATGCAAGAATACTTAATGCAGACGGTAAAGAGGTAATGAAACTTAGTGCAGGGGAGACTATCAATGGTATTGGCATACTAAGCAAACCTGCAAAAGACTACTCTACAGATGAAGTAAAAGAAACGGCTAAGAATACAGTTACTAAACGTAGAACACGCAAAAAGAAAGAGGTCAAAGATGGCATCAAACTATGAAAAACTAATCAAGCGTGTAAGTGCTGCCAAGTCAAACAAGGCATTATGGGAGCACCACATCAGAGAATGTTACCGATATGCCATGCCACAACGTAACACTATAGACAAGTGGAGCAAGGGCTCAAAGAAGCGTGACTATGTGTTTGACTCAACAGCAGAGGACGCACTCGAAGACTTCGCTACTCGTATGGAACTCGAATTAGTACCACCTAATCTTAATTGGATGAAGCTAGAAGTCGGTACAGACATTCCAGAAGAGGAACAAGACTCAGTGAACGACTACCTAGAGAAAACCACTGACATAGTGTTTAACCACATAAAGTCGAGTAACTTCTCTTCTCAAATTCACGAAGCGTTCCTTGATCTCGGTATCTCAACAGGTGCAGTTATCGTTGAAGCAGGAGACGGAATACAATCATCTCTCAATTTTAGATGTGTCTCTCTCTCTGAACTAATCCTAGAACAGTCAAGCAAAGGCATAGTTGATACAGTCTTTAGAGAGTTTCAGATACCCGTACAAGACATTGAGTCTACATGGAAAGGTGCAAAGCTCAATGAGAAGCTAAAACAACTCATCAAAGACAAGCCCACGACAGAAGTTGAAATCCTTGAGGGTGTTTACTTAGAAGGTGATAAGTACAACTCTGTAGTGGTATTCAAGGAAGAAAAGCACTATCTTATAGACCAAACGCTAGAGTCTAATCACTGGGTAGTGTTCAGAGAGTCCACGATACCTGGCGAAACAATGGGTCGTGGTAGAGTTATGAGAGCGTTACCAGACATCAAAACTTTAAATAAGATGGTAGAAGATCACCTCAAAGCTGCAGCATTCACAGCTAATCCAATCTATACGGCAACAGACGATGGAGTAATTAACCCTTACACAGTTAGGCTACAGCCTGGTACAGTTTTGCCCGTTGGTTCAAATGCTAACGACAACCCTACACTAAGACCGTTAGCACCCGCAGGAGATTATCAAGTTCTACAGTACGACATAAGAGCACTACAAGACAACATTAGACGTATCTTAATATCTAAGCCTTTCGGGAATGTTGAAGAGTCACCTGTTAGAACAGCAACAGAGATGAGTATTCGTAATGCAGATATGGCTAAGAGTTCACTAGGAGCATCAGGACGCATCCAAAACGAGTTACTCGAAAGACTTGTGGCACGTTGTGTTTATGTGCTTAAACAGGCAGGTAAGATAGCAGAATTTAAAGTAGATGGCAAAGAAGTGGCAATCAAGTTTACTTCTCCATCAAGCAGAAGTCAAGATGAAAGCCAACTAGCCGCAATAGGTAGGTTTATGGAATATATGCAAGTTCTCCCACCAGAGTTAGTCAATGAAGAAATAGCAGTTGAGAAAGTACCCGCAGAGGTGCTAGACATTCTAGGTTTACCTGCTAAGTTCAAACGGACAGAGGAAGAGAAGATGGAAAGACAACAACAGCGACAGCAACAAGCCCAACAACAACAAGAGATGGCAGCAGCACAAGTCGCAGAGGAGCAAGCATGACAGACAATCAAAGAGCAAGGAAAGGTACTGAAATCAAAAAGATAATGATTGGTACCTTTGAGACAGAAATAGGAAAAAAATGTTTAGATCATCTCCAAAGTGTATTTGTTGATAGAGATATAGCACAAGTAGGCATGAGTGAGCTTGAAATAGGTATTAGGCAAGGCGAAGCAAATGTCATTAAGAAAATCATAAGAGAGGTACGACATGGCAACTGACAAGGAATTACAAACGATACTTAACTCAGGTGGTGTAAATACCATCTATTTAGGCGGAACATCAAGCACACATAAGGTACAGAAGAAAAGCGACATGACAGGTGCTAATGTATCTATCGATGATACAGGACTAGGAATATCCGCGGCATCTGTTCAAGCAGCACTAGCGATACTTGGAGAAGTAGGCTTCATGGTTATGACAGGAAACAACATAGCCCCACAAACCATAGGAACATCAGCAACCAAGGTCAATACTTTCGATACCCTAATGATACAAGAGGGGGTGGGAGTAGAAGGAAGTGTTGCAGACGATAAAGCAATAGCCACTAAAGCAGGTGTATTTAAAATACGCTTTGAGGGGTTTGTGTCGTATTCGGTAAGTGTAGATATAGAATGGCAAATATATAAGAATGGTTCTCCTTTTGGTACAGCTATCACAGTATCAGGACAAGGGTCTACACCATTTCCTCTATTGCGATTAGCAAGTGCGAACTTGGTAGAAGATGATTATGTAGAACTATATGCTACAGCAAGTTCCTCGACAGACGTTACAATCCACCAGTCAAGCGGAGCGATGGAGAAAACAATATTCTAGTTTCTTAGTCACTTCTTCGGAGGTGATTATAGAGCCTAGCTCAAATTAATTTAAAGGACACCTATGTCAGAAGAAACGACACAGCCCTCAGAAACTACTGAGACAACCACAGAGGCAACAGCCGAAACAGTAGTCGAGAATAATGGAGAAGCCACAGAGCAGACAACCTCTTACGCTAACGGGAAGTATGACTCAGTAAGTGCATTAGAGACGGGATACTCAGAGCTACAAAAGAGTTACTCACAAAAATTAGGAGGGTTTGATGGAGCACCAAAAGATTATGAATTGGCAGAAGGTGTTGAGACTACACCAAGACTCGAAGCACTCCAAGCATGGGGAAAAGAAAACCAACTCAATAACGATGCTCTAAACTCAATCGTTCAAATGGATGTGGAAGCCACAGAGAAAGCCCAGGAAGCCTATGTAACAGAGCAAAAGGAAATACTAGGCAAAGATGCAGAAACAAGACTCACAAACCTATCTGATTGGGCTAGGGCTCAAGTAGGTGAAGACATGATGGACACATTCGGGGGCATGATAACATCAGCCAAGGGTGTTGAAATGATGGAGGGATTAATGAAGCAAATGCAAGGTACGGCTCCTGCACCTGCACAACAGACACAGACGGTAAGTAAAGATACTCTTAATGAGATGAGATTTGCGATAGATAAGAATAGTGGTGAGCGTAGAATGTCAATAGACCCTGCTTATAGAGCTAAGGTTGAAGCATTGGAAGCTGATATGGCGGGGAGGGGTTAATCCCTCTTCTCCCATTTATTGCATCCGAAATCTTTACCTTTGTTAATGTGTAGTTCTTGACATCTTATTATTGTTGTCTTTGTAGCTTCTGTTTTTATTGAGCTGTGATAAGTATGCTCTTGATAGTGCTTACAATTCTCACAAGTTCTTGACTCGAAATAATCATAAATTTTGTTTACTATTATATGCTTGAGATGGAAATAATTTATTGTTTTGTCTTGTAGTGTTTTATGAATAAAACTAAAAGCCTCTTCTCTTGTCATCACTTCCCCCTCTTAAATAAAGTAATCACCCACATAATAGGAAACACCACCCAAAAAGCACTCCCCAATACAAAGAAGAACATTACGAATATAAGAGTTAAGACTCTAAGTATATCCTCCCCGCTACTTCCACTCCAATACATCGTCAACGAAATACCCACGAAAAGTATGATCGTTAATGCCGTCCATGTTTTGTCTAGTTTAATTACTGTTTGCATTGTTTTTTCTCCCACATATCACAAAATTTAATATTTTCAGTCTCGAAATAATTATTCGTCCATCCGCCGCCTGTAAAATATACAAGTTTTTCACATTCTCCCATGCTATCATATACACAGTTATCGCAAGTCATACTCTCAGCCTCATTAAACAACTCCATGTGCTCAAGGATAATCCCTGCCTCTGTGTATAGTTTAATCTTTTGGATTAGTTCTAGCATTTACAATAACTCCTAATACAAGAAGCTTCCCCTCTATTTCTATAATAGACTTATCAAGGCTAGATAATATTTCTAGCGATATTGTCTCTCTATCTTTATTTTTTAGCATATCATTAAACCCTATCGCCTCATCAGAGTAGTTCATTGTAATACTACATAATCCATTGATAGCAATTTTATTTCTAAGTAAAAGATAATTTTCTCTCTCTTCTCTTAGTCGTACAACTTTATCTAAATCTTCAAGCTTCATATAAATCCTTTTTCTTTAATTATACCAACAATCAAACAATAATAAAAATCAATTAAACTGATTAAGTCAATCAATTATATTTATGTTATAATGGTATCAGAATATTAAAACTCTAGATACCTCTTTAAGAGCCTGGTCTGTTTCAATTGTTCAAGTGTATTTGCATTTTGAGCCTTGAGTCGGTCAAGGACACCTCCAAATGACAAAACAATCAACCATATTAAAACAGATAAGGAGACATTATGTCACAAAATCTTTCAGGTGTAGCT